GCTGCCGCTCGGCTGATATCGCCGAGGCTTCCGCCTTCTGCCCGGATGGATCGGCGTCACTCGGCCCTAATTGTTGCTTGAACGTTTCGAGCGACCGGGCTGCGACCGTTGTATCGGGATAGGCCGGGTAGGTCACCGGTCCGACGTCGAACAGCCGATCGATCTTGAGGATTGTGCGCTCGATGCGGCCATCCTCGAGGTATTTCCAGTCGTCTTCGGCTACCGTAAAGGCAAAACTGCATCCGGTGATATCGCCGCGCCGCACTTCTTCGCGCGTGTCCCGGCCGGTCGTCGTGTCCGGCAGGTCGACATCGAACTGGAGTCCCACCGTATTCGTACCCAGCCGCAATGTCCCGCTGCTGGAACGGCCGAGAATCAGGTTCTTATCATGATTCTTCAGGCAGCGGACGTCCGACTCTTCCATCGCCGCGTCAAAGGCGCCGCTCTTGATTTTTTCGCGGAAGCCGCCTAAATCCTCGGACCACTTGCCGAATTTGGCGGCATAACCGACCAAGCGGGGTTGGCCGTCACCCTCAATGCGCAATTCCATTTCCTCGGTTGCCAGGACGCGACGTTCGAGCGTCACTTTCGTCGCGTCTCGCCCTTTGTCCCACTGCGATTCGCACACCGCCAGCCGTTGGTCGGTATCGTCGTAATCGCTGACCATAACCGGGTCGCTCATACAGCGATTGATGAAGTCGTCGTGCTTTTCACCGGATTTGGGTTTCGGCAAGGGCATGATTGCCTCCTATCCTCGTCATCAAGGCGTCGGCCAGACCGGCCGGGCTGGTTTCTTCGAGTTCACTATCGTCCCGTAGCACGGTCAAGAGCATGGCCTCCAGTTCGCGTTCGGCGTTGACTGCCCGCGTCACGGCCGCCCAGGCCCGGACTGCTTCGAGCAGCATTTCGCGGGCCGTGGAGCGCTGCTTGTCCCAAAATCCGTTCTGCGTGCCTTTCTTCGACGCCTTGTTGACCCGTGTCATCACCCGCTGCCACTGTGAGGTCAGCAGCTCGCGGTGGGCCCGGATGACATCGTCATCCGCCGGCGCGGGCATCGCCGGCAATGATCCGGCGGGCGCCATGTTCATGGGATCGAGATAGGTATCGCCACCTTGGACCGGGTTCAAGTTTTCTTTTTTGCGGATGTCATTGATACTGAGCCAGCCTCCCTGGCGGCCGACGTTGTAAAAGGTTGCCCGCGATTCGACGTTGCCCCGCAATAGGGCATCGACGAGGATCTCACAGAACAGGCGACCGCGCTCGCTCGGCATTAAGAGTTTGTAATTGACTTCCTGCTCCCATTTCCGGAACCAGTAGAGCATCGTCGAGCTGACGAAATCGATCTGGAGCTGCTCGATATTGTTGTATTTGCTGAATTCCATCGAGGCGATCTTGTGCGGCGGGATCAGGAAGATGCGGGCGCAGTCATCCACCGTCCATTTCTGTACCTCGAGCAATTGTGCTTTGCGCGGATCCACCCCCATCTGGGTCCATTTCGTGCCTTCCTCCAGAATCGCCAGACGATGCGCTTTCGATAAACCTTGATGTGCCTCGTTCCATGATTTCTTCAGGCGCTGATAGGCTTCGTCCGACATCGCATTGGGGCATTCGAGCACACCGCCCGGGCTGGCATCGTTGGCGAAGAAGCGCGCCCCGAATTCCTTGGCGCCGATGCCGTAGCCAATCGCATCCTTGTGGTATTGGACGACGTTGTACCCGGTATAACCGTCGAAACCTAATCCTTTGATGTGCAGGACGTTCTCATCCCGCAGGATGGCCGTCTCGCCACTGGACATCGTCACTTCATAGTACGGCACGCTGTCTTTGATCTTGCGCTGGGTGCGATCCGGCAGCAGGGGCCAGAGCGCTACCGGCCGGCCCGCACCGTCTCGCTGGATTTCCGCATAGCCGTTACCGTAACAGAGGGCATGCGCCTGGCGCGTCTCAACGAAGGTCACGGCGTCCATGAAGTCATTCGGCCGCTCGTGCAGCAGCCGATAGGCAATATGACTCGTCACCGGCTCCTTACCATCGTTCTCCAGCCGTCGGTAGACCTTAAATGGTAACGAAGCTACCGTACCGGAAATGATGCGAATGCTCGCCCAGAAGGGCGAGAACTTCAGGGCCGACTGCTCTGTCACGCGGACACCCGAGGCCGAGGGCGTGCCGCTGAAGATATCGATCAACCACTGCGCCGGGTTGACCGTCGTGGAGATCTGCATCCGCGACCATATTTTGCGCAGCCAGCCCATCATATGGTCCGAATCCCCCGAGTCTCATAGACGCTCTTGATTGGACCTTTGGCTACCATCGCCAGGCCGATCGCCATGGTAGTGGCGGTAATGCCGTCGATTTTTTCGGGACTCTTATCCTTGCTGGGCTTGGTCAGACCCCCGCGTTGCTCAGCGACGGTATTGCTCGCCATCCACCGCAGCACCGGGTCGCCATCATGGTGCAACCGCTCCTGCCGCACCAGTTGCAGCAATTCGCGAAACGGCGGGGCCATCGACAAGATTCCCTGGCGGAACCAGACCACCCGCTCCTCGCCAAAGATCTTCTGCATATCCTGGGTGATCTGCATTCCCTGAAATCCCTGGTCGATCGCCAGCGAAACCAGACCATAGGGCCGCACGATTCGGGCGATATCGGCGCCGACCTCGTCGTAATCGACCACGTCCCCCGGCGTCCGCCGAATGAATCCATCCTCGGTCCAGGCCTGGATCTGCCGCTCCATCCGCTCATCCCGTTGCGGCGGCGTCTCCGGCAGCCAGCAGTAGTGTCGCACCCAATAATCACGCCGCACGAACTGCCAGACCTGCTCATGGCCCTGGATATCCTCGTATTTGACCTCCACCGGCTCGCCCTGCTCATCCCCAAAGACCAGCACCAGATCGACAAAGTCCGAGAGCGCCCCGATATCCAGGGCCGCCCAGCATGGTTTGCCCACGAAAGTGTCCCAGTCGATCTCGCTGCCGCAGGCGTCCCAGCCCCGCATCGGGATGACGTGCTGAACTCCTTGGGTGCGGATGTTCAGATGTAGCCGCTTGAAGGTTACCAGGACTTCCGGATCATTCTTCGCCCGCTTGCACATATCGCGCAGGTAGTCAAGTGAGACACTGACCCCGAGGTTGGGATTGGCCTTGTACCAGGTATCCTCCCGCGTCCAGTCGTCCTCGATGCGGTTGCCTTCGGCGTCGAGGTGGTAGGCCTCGTAGATCACCGGCAGATAGCTCGCATCGGCGACGATGCCGTCGCGGACCTTACAGGCGTAATCATATTCCTTATTGCAGACGCTGGGCCGGTCCTCATCGGCGGTGGTGATCATCAGTAAGAGCTGGTTGACGCGGTTGGCCGAGGCCATGGCGCTCGTCAGGGCCTCGTAGAGCCGGCTGTTGGGTTGGGTGTGCAGCTCGTCGATCGCCTGGAAATAGGGATTGTCACCGTGGGCAACTTTGTCGTCGGCCGGAATAACCTTTGTGATCGACTCGTCCGGCTTCTGGATGCTCCTGGTGGTAGCGTAGAGGGTGCAGCGGCGGCTCATCTCATGCTCGTTCTTAATCATGCCGGAGATGTGGCGATAGAGCTTGCTCGCCTGGTCGCGACTGGCGGCAGCGAGGTTGTTTATCTGGCCCGCCTCGCCCGTGCCGAAATAGAGCAGGTTATGGATGGCCGCGACCAGCGGCGTCTTGCCGTTCTTGCGGGGGACATAGATCAGGGCCCTAGTGTAGCGCCAGCGGGGACGATTGAGGAAGTCATAGCGATACCAGCCGAACAGATTGCCGACGATCGCCTTCTGCCAGGTCTCCAGAATGAACGCCTGGCCGGCCAAGGCCCCCTCGATATGCGTGCAACAGGTCTCGATGAAGTCGATGGCACACTGGGCCGATTCGGCGTCGAACCAGCAGTCCTCGGCGTCACGGAAGGGATCATACCCGGGGATGGCGCAGAGGATCCGCCGCCATTTCTTCGGTGCCTTGCTCCGCTTTAGACCCTTCGGCCGTCCTGTTTTCGTCGCTGTACTCAAAACACGCTCCTGTCATCACGACGGTGCGCTAAATGTTAACTTGCCCTGCCGAAGAATTTGCTCTTGCCGTCGTCCTGGGCGGGTTTCTCCAGGGCCCGCACTCCGGCAATATCGGCCGGGCTAAGACCGAAGCAGGCCGCCAATTTGATCACCTGGGCCACGGCTCCGTCACGAATGGATACCCAGGGCGATTTGACCAGACTGCCGGTCGAACCGGGAGTCACGGCTCCCTCGCTGTCGATCTTGGCGTCGGCCAAACAGGCCAGACCGAACGAACCGCAGAGCAATTCGAACATTTCGCGGTCCTTGTCGACCAGCAATCCCGCCGCATGGAGCCCCGGCGCCAGCCGATACCAGGTGGCTTTGGCGACCCGCCGAATAGTCTCGCCGTCCTCGGTTTGACGCTTCTTTATGAGCCGTTTGGGGCAGGCAGGGCGTTTCTGGTCGAGGTTTTCACCGCTTTGGCGCCCCTGCGCCCGCCAGGAACCACGGGCCTGTAAAACCTTAAATGGCGTGGGTTTAGGTCCGCGCTTCGCCATTATTCGCTCAATCCTAAAATCTCGTCAAAACCCGTGAAAAAAAATTCCGTGC